AAACTTCATTATGATTATTTGCTAAATAGTGTGAGGAAAAACAAAAGGTTTTCTCCTTGGAGTAAAAAAGAAACAGAAGATGATGTTTTGATTATTCAAGAGTATTTTGGGTATAGTCAAGATAAAGCAAAATCTGCTCTTAAGCTTCTAAATAGACAACAGATAGATTTAATTAAAAAGAAATTATATCGTGGAGGAAAAACATGAGTAACATTGAAACGGATTATGATTGGTCGCAGGATAAAATGGTTGAGGTTATTCTCAAACAACCTGATGACTTCTTGAAAGTTCGTGAGACGTTAACTCGTATTGGAGTTGCGTCAAGAAAAGAAAAGAAGCTTTATCAGTCTTGCCATATTCTTCATAAAAGAGGAAAGTATTATATTGTTCACTTCAAGGAATTATTTGCTCTTGATGGTAAAATTGCAAATCTTTCTGCTAATGATGTTCAAAGAAGAAATCGCATTACGAGACTTCTTTCTGATTGGGGATTGATTGATATTGTCAGTCAAGATTCTATTGAAGATATTGCACCTCTCAATCAAATCAAGATCATTGCTTACAAAGAAAAGCATGAGTGGTCTTTAGAGAGCAAGTATAATATTGGTAAAAAGAAAGGAGAAGCAACGGCATAATATGGCTTCCAGATATCTTAGAGTCATGCTACTGCAGCCTGATGGTAAAGTTGTCTGGAAAAGCATTGGCTGGGGCAAAAAATACTTAGATAAAGTTAGGGAAGATGGTAACCACATATTGATGTCGTTCATTCAATATGGGTGACATTAACCGAACTATTGATGGCGGGGTTCCGAACCCCGCTTTTTTTGTAAACTACTATAATTAGTAGTGATGGGAAGAATTACAGCTACCCATTCGCTAAAGCGGAGTCTCTTAGATCCGTAATGTAAACCACTCGCTTAATAGGAGAATAACAATGACTTGGAATATTACAAACAATAAATACACAACTAAAGACCTGGAAGCAATTCTAAACGGTGTTCACAAATATAGTGTTGGCTTGGAAGATGTAGTCAACAGAGTTCATGCATTTGGATCGAACACTATGGCTAGCTATCCTCCATATAATATTGTGAAGGAATCTAGATCAAAATGGTATATTGAAATGGCGCTAGCTGGCTGGAAGAAAGAAGAGATTCAAGTTAGTACAGAATTTGATGTTCTGGTTATTTCATCCAAGAGTAAAGGATCAGAAGAAAGTGAATCTGATGAATATGTTCATAGAGGATTAGCTAAGAGAACCTTTACAAGATCGTTCAATCTTGCAAGTGATGTTGAAGTTGGTAATATCACTTATGCTGATGGTCTACTGAAAGTTGAACTAATGAGAGTCATTCCTGATCAACAGAAAAGAAGACATTATGAAATTGTATAAATAATATTACTATCGTCGTCGCAGGAAATCGTTGGCAAAATCCAATTAATTTCCTTTCATTATGGTAGTAATAAAATTAAATAGGGGCTGGTGTGCGACCACCCCTTTTTTATTGGGAGAAAACTATGAATTATTACATCAATCTATGCCCTAAATTCTGCGAAGACTCGGAAATGTTAACCTTGGATATTCCTAGTGAATATATGAATCAAGTTTTGGCATTAGCAAGATACCTAGCAGACGAAAAGAATATTACAGAAAAGAGAGCACTATCTGATATAATTAGAGGAACTCTTGATCAACTTTTGGAGAAAAATTATGACAGTAAAAATCGCAAGGCTTCAAAACGGGGAAGACGTAATAGCTGATATTAAAGAAGTCAGGGATTCCTCGGAAAGTGAAAGACCAATTGCTTATTCATTCACCCTTCCTTACATGGTGATGATTCAGCAAAGCTCTGAAGTTTTATTTGAAGAATACCAGGAAGGACCAAAAAAACTTAATAATTTAAAGCTAGAATTATACCCTTGGGTTCCTCTTTCTAGTGGAGATAGTGTATTTGTATCTTTACATCAGATTACATCTATCTATGAACCCCATACTTCAGTTTTAGAAAAGTATAACGAATTAATTGCGGAGATGAAATCAGATGGTAAAGATAGTAGTATTGCAGAGTAATCCACAATTTTATTTAATTGGCTCTGTAGTTGAATTGGATGAGGAACCATCTCTTCTGATTGAAAAGTGTTATAGCATAACTTATGCTCATGACATCACACATCCAATTATGGAGAAATATCCGAAGATGTGTGACCAGAGAGATTTGTTCTTGACATCGGAATCGATTTTGACTATAGTGGATCCGAACAAGCAGCTTTTAGACCTTTATCTGGAAGCTTCAAAATCGGAAGAGGATTGATGAAATTTTACACAAACATTACGCTCTTTGGAGACGATATTTTGTATCGTGGTTATGAAGATGGTATTCCAGTTTCATATAGAACAAAATCGTCTCCAGTTTTGTTTGTGCCATCAAATAAGCCCTCCGAATATAAAAGTTTAAATGGAATTTCTGTAAAGCCAATACAATTTGATGGTGCTAGAGATGCTAGGGATTTCCTAAGAAAATATGAAAACATTGGAAACTTTTCTGTCTATGGATATGATAGGTTTCTATATCAATTCATATCTGAAGAATACCCAGATGAGATTCATTTTGATATGAATCAAATGAAAATCTACACCATCGACATTGAGGTTGCATCCGAAAATGGATTCCCCGATGTGCAAAGTGCTGCAGAAGAAATCTTATGTTTTACTATTAAAGACCTCAGCACTAAAAAAACAATTACTTGGGGAACCAGAGAATTTGTCACTCCATCTGATATTGAGTATCGAGTCTTTTGGAATGAAAAAGAAATGCTCACCGACTTTCATGCTTGGTGGTCACAAAATACTCCAGATGTTGTTACTGGATGGAATTGTAACCTTTACGATATTCCATATATCTGCAGAAGAATAGATCGTGTTCTGGGTGAAAAGTGGATGAAGAGTCTCAGCCCATGGAATAGAGTATCCATGGAAGAAATTACAGTTAAGGGTAGAAAGAATCTTCAGTATAATATTGTTGGAGTTAATATTCTTGACTACTTAGATTTGTATAAAAAGTTTACTTATACAAATCAAGAATCGTATCGCTTGGATCATATTGCTTTCATTGAACTGGGTGGAAGAAAACTCGACCACAGTGAATATGAAACGTTTAAAGAGTTCTACACATCAGACTGGCAACGGTTTGTTGAGTATAATATTCATGACGTTAATCTTGTCGATCAACTAGAAGATAAGATGAAGCTAATTGAACTTGCAATTACTATGGCATATGATGCAAAGGTTAACTTTGAGGATGTATATTCACAAGTTAGGATGTGGGATACCCTTATCTACAATTACTTGAAAAAGGAGAATGTTGTTGTTCCTCCTAAATTCGGTGGGAACAAAGATGACAAATATGCAGGAGCATATGTTAAGGAACCAGTTCCTGGGATATACGATTGGGTAGTTTCTTTTGACCTTAATTCTCTGTATCCGCACTTGATTATGCAATACAATATTTCTCCAGAAACATTGTTAGAGGAAAAGCATCCTTATGTTTCTGTAGATAAAATTTTAAACAAACAAGTTGATCTATCCAATTTGGATGGAGTCACTGTATGTGCAAACGGTGCAATGTATACAACAAAAATCCAAGGATTTTTGCCAAAAATGATGCAGAAAATCTATGATGAACGAAAAATATACAAACGTAAAATGTTGGATGCAAAATCAAAATATGAAGAAGCTCCGACCGTGGCACTTCAAAAAGAAATTTCCAGGTGTAACAACATCCAAATGGCAAGAAAAATTCAACTCAACTCTGCCTATGGTGCCATCGGAAATCAATACTTTCGTTATTACAACTTGGCGAATGCTGAGGCGATTACTCTCTCTGGTCAAGTCTCGATTCGTTGGATCGAGAACAAAATGAATCTGTATCTAAATAAAACATTAAAAACTGAGAATGTTGATTATGTCATTGCTTCAGATACTGATTCCATTTATCTTAATTTGGGTCCTCTGGTTAAAGCTGTATTCAAGGGGGGAAAGAAAACTCCTGAAAGCATTGTGTCTTTCCTTGATAAGGTCTGTGATGTGGAACTTGAAAAATATATTGAAAGTTCTTACCAAGAGCTGGCGACATATGTAAATGCATATGATCAAAAGATGCAGATGAAGAGGGAGACAATTGCAGATAAGGGCATCTGGACAGCGAAGAAACGTTATATTTTAAATGCTTGGGATATTGAAGGAGTTAGGTTTCATGAACCAAAGCTTAAGATTATGGGTATCGAAGCTGTAAAGTCTTCTACTCCAGCTGCATGTAGAAGTAAAATTACCGATGCACTCAAACTCATTATGTCTGGAACAGAAGAACAAGTTCAACAGTTCATTTCTTCTTTCAGGAAAGAATTTAAAACAATGTCTCCAGAAGAAATTGCTTTTCCTAGAGGAGTAAATAATATACTTAAATTTAGCGACCCCGTTTTAATTTATGGTAAGGGAACACCAATTCATGTTAGGGGAGCACTTCTTTACAACTTTTGGGTGAAGAAAAAGAAACTAACTAGTAAGTATCCACTAATTCAGGAAGGAGAAAAAATTAAATTTCTCTACCTCAAGACACCAAATTCAATCAATGAGAATGTAATTTCATTCTTCCAAAATCTTCCGCCAGAATTTGGTGTTGACAAATCAATAGATTATGATCTACAATTTGAGAAAAGTTTTCTAGATCCACTAAAGGGTATATTGACCACTATTGGTTGGAAGACAGAAAAGCAAGCATCTTTGGAGTTTTTATTCTCATGAATTTTTTAAATGATATTGTAAAGGAAATTGGTGGTGAGTTTACTCAACTAGCTTCCAATATTGATGAAACGGAGACTTATGTTGATACGGGTTCATACATTTTTAATGCACTGGTTTCAGGTAGTATTTTTGGCGGTGTATCTGGGAATAAGATTACTGCTATTGCTGGAGAGTCTTCTACTGGAAAGACTTTTTTCTCTCTCGCCGTTGTTAAGAACTTTCTTGATAATAATCCCAATGGTTACTGTCTCTACTTTGACACTGAGGCTGCTATCACTAAATCACTTCTAGAGTCTCGTGGAGTTGATATTAATAGAACAGTTATCGTTAACGTAGTTACAGTTGAAGACTTCAGAAGCAAAGCTCTTAAAGCAGTTGACATTTATATGAAGAAAGCTGTAGATGATCGCAAACCCTGCATATTTGTGCTAGACTCTTTGGGGATGCTCTCAACTGAAAAGGAAATTACGGATGCTTTAAACGATAAGCAAGTTCGTGATATGACTAAATCGCAACTTATCAAGGGTGCATTTAGAATGTTAACTTTAAAGCTTGGGCAGGCAAATATTCCAATGCTTGTTACTAACCACACTTATGATGTTATTGGTGCTTACGTTCCTACTAAAGAGATGGGTGGTGGCAGTGGTCTTAAGTATGCTGCTTCTACAATCATTCATCTCTCAAAGAAAAAGGAAAAGGATGGAACAGAAGTCATTGGAAATATTATCAAGGCAAAGACTGCTAAATCACGTTTGAGTAAAGAGAATCAAGATGTCGAGGTTCGTTTATTTTATGACCAGCGTGGATTGGATAGGTATTATGGTCTTCTTGAACTTGGAGAGGAAGGTGGAATGTGGAAGAACGTGGCAGGAAGATATGAAATGGATGGTAAGAAAATTTATGCTAAGCAAATTCTTGCAAATCCCGATGAGTATTTTACCACTGAAGTAATGGAGAAACTAGATGAAATTGCGAGAAAGAAATTCTCCTATGGAGCTTAAAGATTATATTAGAGTCTATGATAATGCTTTAGACTCTAATGTGTGTAGAAATATTGTTAAAAAATTTAAGGAAACCCCATCCCTACATGAGAGGTGGGAGCATGAAGGTAAACCCCAATTCACTAGTTTCAATATCACAAATCACATTGAAACAAATACAGATGATAATTTTTGGGTAAACATTCATTCGCAACTAGTAGACAACATTAGGCAGTATAGTTACACCTATATGGAGGAAACTAATTGCAAAGACAGTTGGCCTCCAGAGAACGCCCTAGAGCAAATACGATTGAAGCTTTATCGTAAAGGAACTGATGATAGGTTTGATACCCATGTCGATGTCGGCAATCATGATTCTGCTAGAAGATTTTTAGTGATGTTTTGGTATCTCAATACAGTAGAGGTTGGTGGAGAAACTGTATTTGATAATATTTCTTATTCTGTCAATCCAGTTGAAGGTAGATTGCTAATGTTTCCTCCTATGTGGATGTATCCACATTCTGGTAAAATGGCAGTGAGTGATGATAAGCTTATTTTAGGAACCTATTTACATTATCGATAATGCTAAAAATTGAAAACATAATCATCTCAAAATTACTACTTGAAGAAAAATACACAAGAAAAGTATTACCTTATATTAAAGAGGAATACTTCGAAACACTTTCCAATAAAATTATTTTTCAGGAGATCTATAAACATGTCACTGAGTATGATTCCCTTCCAAAAGAAAATGCAGTAAAGATTGAAATAGAAAAGCGTAGAGATCTCAGTGATGAAGTATTTAAAAGTATAGATGGGTTCTTATCATCTTTAGATGGTGATCAATATAATCACGAATGGCTTTTGGATACTACGGAAAAGTGGTGCAAAGAAAGAGCAGTATATCTTGCCTTATTGGATGCAGTTAAGATTGCTGATGGTAAAGACAAGACTAGATCTAAGGATGCAATTCCTACTATATTGAGTGAGGCATTATCTACTTCTTTTGATGAGCATGTGGGTCACGATTATATCAATGATTGCTTAGAAAGATACGAGTTCTACCATCAGAAAGAAGAAAAGCTTCCATTTGATTTGGAGATGTTTAATAAAATTACAAAAGGTGGATTACCAAAAAAAACTCTGAACATTGCACTTGCAGGAACTGGAGTTGGCAAATCACTTTTTATGTGCCATATGGCATCAGCATGTTTACTGCAAGGTAAACATGTTTTATACATTACCATGGAAATGGCAGAGGAACGAATTGCTGAACGTATTGATGCTAACTTGATGAATGTAAACATCCGTCAACTTACTGATCTACCTAAAACATTGTTCGAAAGTAAAGTTGATAATATCTCTAAGAAGACACAGGGTAGACTAATTATTAAAGAATATCCTACTGCTTCTGCTCATGTTGGTCACTTTAAAGCTTTAATTAAAGAGCTATTAATGAAAAAGGGTTTCGCCCCTGATATTATTTTCATCGACTATCTGAACATCTGTAGCAGTAGTAGATACAAAGGAAACATTGTAAATAGCTATACCTTTGTCAAAGCAATTGCTGAAGAACTTCGTGGATTAGCTGTAGAGGAAAATGTTCCTATTGTTTCTGCTACCCAAACCACTCGTAGTGGGTATGGAAACTCTGATGTTGAACTTACAGATACTTCTGAATCTTTTGGTCTTCCTGCCACTGCAGACTTTATGTTTGCATTGATCAGCACAGAAGAACTAGAACAACTAGGTCAGATACTTGTAAAGCAATTAAAAAACAGGTATAATGACCCTACCATCAACAAAAGATTTGTCGTTGGTATTGACAGAGCAAAAATGAGACTGTATGATTGCGAGCAGTCTGCCCAAGATGGGATTCTTAATTCTGGTCAAGAACCAGAAGAGAAGCAATCGAAATTTAAAACTTTCACCAAATTCGAAGAGTTCAAAGTTTAATTATGTCAGAACAACAAGAAAATAAAATTCCTACAGTAGAAGATATTGCTAACAAAAAAGGCTTTGCTCCTCAAGGATCAAAGCGTGTTAAAGAAGCCCAAGCAAAAACTGAAGATGCTACCGATGGTAAATTTGAAGCAGACTTCCATAAATATGTTGAGTTTGTAGATCTCACTACTAGTGAATGCACGAAGCAAACTTCTAGTTTTGTTCAGCGCATTTTGGATCTTGAAGAATCGGGATGTAAAGTATCTCGTCTTGCAACCGCTGCTGCTGGTTTATCTGCAGAAGCTGGAGAGTTTCAAGAGATCGTAAAGAAAATGCTTTTCCAAGGAAAGCCGTGGAATGACGACAATCACGAACATCTTATCAAAGAACTGGGTGACATTATGTGGTATGCTGCACAAGCATGTCTTGCACTTGGTATTAGCTTTGATGAAGTTATCTTTATCAATACGCTTAAATTGGCTGCTCGATATCCTGAAGGAAATTTTAGTGTAGAGCGATCCGAAAACAGGAAAAACGGAGACATTTAATTCTAAATAGAGGTTCTAAATAGAGGGGTAAACTCCCCTCTTTTTTAATGGCAAGTATTAGGGATTCTTGGTATAAGTATACCAGATATTATTCTGAGGGTTTTCAAATAACTCTTAGAAAGGAGAGTCCGATATATAATGGAGATGAGGCAAGAGCTACAAAAATTGCAGATCTTCCTAGGGCTGCTGTTGTGCATGTTCATCCTATCGATGCTACAAATTATGTTCCTAGGGTGAAGATAACTTTTGACTCCAATAAAGAAGGTTGGATTGCAACACCAAATTTAAATAAGCCTGGAGTATCTACTGGAGGAAAAGTCAAAGTTACCTGTGACTTAAAGCCAGAAAGATTTGTTGGGATCACAGGCTCAAAAATGACAGTCGAAAAATATTATAATGCTGTCATTAAGGCTATCGACTTGAGACCAGATAATGAAGTTCCAATGATTCTTAAAAATTATTTAAAGGAATTAACTGAATATTGTATTAATCATGATCCATCAGATAGACCTGGATTAGTAGCTGCATTTAATGAACTTCAAAATTCTGAATATATTGACTGTATGAATGCAGTAGATAAAGATTTTTCTGAGATTATTGCTCCACTTTGTGTATTAGATAGAGCAGAAGCTGATTTAGCTAGCTATGGATTCCCTGAGCTAAACAAAAGAAACGGATTAGTATTTTTACCAATAGAAGGGAACTTCCCTCTGGTTGACTTTTTGATCTATGATGATAAAGAAAGAGAATATAAATTTTCAGTTAAGAAGATATCTGGAACCACTAACGTAGTAAAAACATCAGATATTGTAAATCTATTATCTAGATATGATCATGATCAGTGGGCAGTTGAATATAGATCAACACCAGATTTTAAGATGTTAGAAATACTTGCTAGAGATGGTGTTAGAGTTGGATCATTCAAAGCTTTGAAATTTGCAGTTGAGACTTATCCTAGTGAATTTCCAACCTCAGTAGTCAACGGTATAAGTTCTATGGTTCCTGCAGATGGAGATCCCGAGGAGACAGTTGTGCAAGAGGCACAAGACCTATGGCTAGACCTCGCTGCTGAGTATTATAATGAAGGAGTGTCATACTGGAGAGGGGGTCATCCTACAATTCAAGCTAAAGGATATATATCATTAGCTTCTCTTATTGCTCAAACTACTATCGGCAAACTTAGCTCAGTGAAGAAAAAATTTACATACCGTAAGGTGATGGAAGAGTTTGTTATGAGAGAAGTTGTATACTATAAGTTTAGAACTGTTAAGGGGCTACCTGAGTTTTACATGGAAAATCATTTAAGAAATAGATTAGATCGATCTGATAACTTTTACTTAAGAGTTAAGTCTTCTATCGGTAATCCATATCGAGATACAATTGGAGTTCAACCATAATGGCAAAAAATACTCACCTAGAACACTTAGAAGATGACATATTTAATAATGGATATGCTGGTGCTCAGAATGCATTGGCATTTTTAAAGTCTCTTCGGGATATGCTTACTGAAAATGGAAATGGAACAGGAACCAAAGTAACTGTTAAATGGGATGGCGCCCCTGCTATTTTTTGTGGAACAGATCCTGAAACAGGATTTTTCTTTGTTGGTACAAAATCTGTTTTTGCTAAAACTGAACCGAAGATATGCTACGATAATGCAGATATAGATCTTTGGTATGGAAATCATCCAATTAAAGATAAATTAAAGATGTGTCTAGCACATTTATCCAAGCTTGGAATTAAAGGAGTAATTCAAGGAGATCTTTTATATACTCAAACTCCTCCGTTGGCAAAGATGGGTGGTACAAATTGCTATAGATTTAGACCAAATACAATTACTTATTGCGTTGACGCAAATACGGAGCTTGGTGAAAAAGTAGGAAATAGTGAAATGGGTATTGTATTCCATACTCACTATACTGGAACTAGCATGGCAACCATGAATGCTGGGTTTGGTGTTAATGTATCTCCATACCAAGGTTATTCTAAAGTTGCTGTATTTTCTGCAACATTCCAAAATGTTGGTGGTGTAGCTAACTTGAGCACAACTGAAAAAGCAAAACTCAACAATATTATTACTGTTGCCGAAAGAAACTTAAAGCAAGGTAAACCATTTCTGGATATTATTGGCGGGGGCACAAAGTCATTTGACTATGCAGCCTTATTTAAAATTTACTTCAACGATGTAATTAAAAAGGGAGTCATTCCTAGTAATTCTAGTGCAATGGCTGCTGGCTTTGCTTCTTTCGTTGAGGCAAGATATAAGGCTGAAATTTCCAAAAAGAAAACCGAAAAGGCTAAACTGGAGTGGGAAAAGAAACGTGCAGATTCTCTCAAATTTCTAAATAGTAATAAATCTACTATGTTTGCAGCACTATCTGGATTTAAAAATTTGATGGATGCAAAAATTCAGCTTATCAATAAGCTTAAGAAGATTGAAGGTGTGGGAACATTTTTAGAGGATGAAAATGGATACCGTGCAACTTCTCCAGAAGGATTTGTTGCAATTAAAGATGGGATGGCAATGAAACTTGTAGATAGACTTGAATTTTCTAGAGCAAATTTTACAGTAGCTAAGGATTGGAACAAATGAAATTCAGGCAATTTATTCTTGAAGCAGTAGAGACTTTAAAGAAAGCCACAACTGGTCAAGCTGCCCCCAAAAAACCTACCGAGAAAAAGGAAATTGCTTTTACCTTTGGAAGATTCAATCCTCCACATGCTGGTCATGGTAAACTTTTAGATTCTTGTGGTAAAGCTTGTAAGAACTATAGAGTTTATGCTAGCCCATCACAAGACGCAAAAAAGAATCCCTTAGATCATAAGACTAAGGTTACGCATATGCAGAATTTGTTTCCAAAACATGCGGATAAAATTGATACTACTGGAGAGCACAGAAATGTGTTTGATATTATGTCAAGTCTACATGATGAGGGGCATACTCATGTAAAGATGGTAGTAGGTGACGATCGTGTAGAAGAGTTCCAATCTTTATTCGACAAGTATAAAGATAAGTATCCAAATATTAAAAAGATTGATGTTCAATCTGCAGGAGCCCGAGATGAAGAATCGACGGATCCGATTGAAACACTTTCTGCATCTAAGCAAAGATTACATGCTCAAAAAGATGATCATGAAAGCTTTCATGCTGGGATGCCAAAAGGAACAGATCCAGAGCATTCGAAAAAATTAATGCAAGATGTTCAGGCAGCAATGGCTAAGAAAGAAGAGAAAAAGAAGCCTGCTGCCAAAAAGAAAAAAGTTGAATCAATTCATGAAGTATGGGAGATTGCTCCTAGTTTAGATTATGAAACATTACGCCATCACTATATTCTAGAAAATATCTATAAGATCGGTGCTATTGTTGAGCACATGGATACTGGAATTAGAGGAGAAGTATTACACAGAGGAACAAACTATTTAATTTTTGTTGATGCTGATAATAATTCTCATAGAGCTTGGCTTACTTCCTTAAATGAAGTAAATAAGAAAGAATCGGCAGATCAATCATCGACTGGAAATGATTGGTATGTTGGTGGAGATAAGTATAGAGAGGATGTTCAAAAAATGACACCAGGGCAACCTGTTGTAAAATTCTCAGAGTTTAGAAGAAATAAATAGTATTATAAAAGTAGGTAGAATTAAAAATGAGTCTTTCACTTTCCTTAGCCTCTTCATTAATTGGCTATTCTATTGAAGAGCAAACAAAAATTCTCAGACAGGTTGAGCTTGGTCTTATGGAAGAGATCAGCTTTTCTGAGTTTATTGCTAACAATCAAGCTCTTCCAACAAAGAGATTAAAGGATGCTGCATTAAAAGTTTATTCTGAAGTGGAGCAGTATGATGAGCCTATGGAAGGTTATGCTGGATTTCCAGTTGAAAAAGATAAGTTGATGAAGAAGAGAGAAGAAACTGAAGATAGAAATATTGGTAGAGTATATCAATACAATGGTCAGCAAGTTGTAGTTACCAGTAAGAGATCTGATGGTAGCTATATGATTGCAGACAAGAAGGGCAACAAGTCTGCAAGAAAGCCTTCTGACCTTGGCATCAAGGCAGCAATGGGAATTGGCGTTCAGGAAGGAATTGATATTGAAGATCTACATCAGCAGATGCTAGATGAAAAGAAAAAATATATTGGAAATAAAGGAAAGCAAGATGATCCTTGCTGGAAAGGATATGAAATGGTTGGGATGAAAAAGAAAGGTGGTAGAGATGTTCCCAACTGTGTTCCCAAAGAATCAGTAGATCATTTAGATGAAAAGATTACATCTGAAACTGATATGGGAACTGCAATCAAAGATTTCCAATCTTCGAAGTCTGCTCAACTAGCAGGAAGAACTAAAGAAGAAAGAAGAAAGGCAGCAATTGCAGCAGTCTTAACTGCTCGTAGAGGTGGTGGAAAGCTTGGAGAAGCTTTAGATGCTGTAGGCAAGGAAGATTCCGACGTTGATAATGATGGTAAGAAGAATGATAAGAACGATAAGTATCTAAAGAATCGCCGTGCTGCCATTGCTAAAGCAATGACAACTCGTAAAGAGGGGTTTGAGATTGATGAAGCAACTGCAATGGCAAAGCGTGGATATGATGAAGCACCCATTCGTAATAAGATTGCTAAGTCTACTGGTGGTGGTCAATCTGCTGATAGAGCAACTGCACTAGCAGACAAACCAACTTACGGTCAAAGAGGGGTAGATCCTAAGGCACGTCAGGATCTTGCTAGAAAGCAAAGAGGAGATTTTCGCAATACAAATTCCTCTAATCCAGGACTTCATGGTTATGGTCATAAATCAAATGATCCTGAGGTAAAAGCAAAGCAAGCAGCAAGAGGAGCACAGAGAGGTTCTGCTACTCTAACTCCTAACGAGAAGAAGCAACTTAATATGGGTGAAGCATATTCTTGGCGTCAAGTAATGGGGATTGAAGATGGAGAATAATAACAGCATCAAGAGAAAGCAATTTAAACGTGTAGTTGTAAATCCTAAAACTGAAGATCTCATGAAAGAAACTTATAGAGATAGTATTAAAGGTTTAATCGAAGAGATGAAAACCAAAGCGAAAGCATCCCTCAAGAAAAAGGAAAAGGGGGAGGAAGATGAAGGCTGCAGCACACATGATGATAAAATTGAAGAAGCAAAGAAAGACGATTCATATCTAGAAACTGATATGAACAAACGTCAAAAAAATAATGAAAAGGCTATTGCTGATATGAAAAAGACCAAAGCATATCGTGATATGGTCAAGGCAGCTAGCAAGCATTTTGAAGAAACTGAATACGTTGAAGAGAGCAGTGAGGAAAGAAAAGAACTAAGAAAGTTAGCTGCACAAGAAAGATCAGCAGAAAAAAAGCATGAGATAGAGTGGAGATCTACTAGTAAGCCAGGTGAAAAGAAAACAGGTCCGAAATACAGCACAACTAAATTACCAAAAAGAGATGGTGCTGATTACGCAGAAAAGACCCTAAGAAGTGCTCATGCTATTGATAAGTTAACCAGAGGGAAAACCCTCCATGGTATGTCGGAGGAATCAGAACAAGTTTCCGAAAGACATTATGGTAGATATCAAACTTATTCTGGGCACTATAAAGATAGAGATGAGCCTGGGGAAGAAGATTGGAGACCCGATGTTAAAGCACATAATGCTTCTTTAAAGAAAAAGAAGGTTAAGCTTAAGAAAGAAGACGAAAAATCATAAATAAAAAGGGGATCCTCCAAAGTTAAATTTACTATAAGGAGAAAAAATATGGCAAACATTGTAGAATTAGTAAGACCAATTTTATTTGCGTTTTTAAATTCCTGCCACACTAAAAGACTAGTGGTAGATCTTGTTGATAGATATGTAAAGACTACAGATAATGATATCGATGATGTTATTGCAAGCTCAGTAAGAGCAGCTCTTCTTAAGAATTGTAAGTGATAACATGTTTAGTTGTTGCTCATGGAGTAACAGTTATTTTTGCTACCTTATGGCTAATATCAGAGATATTGGCTTTAATACCTTGGATTAAGTCGAATAGTATATTTCAATTACTTAGAAGTTTTATTAGAGCTTTGGTTCGCAAAGTAAAGTAAACAGGGAGTTGCGACTCCCTGTTTTTATAAATATCTTTTAGGAACTGTTTAATTAAAAAAGAAACATGGCAATTTTCGGAAAAATCGATGCTAAAGCTTTAGCATCAAACGTTGCTGTAGTTAACGGAGATGCTACAGTAACTACTACTGGAAGTTTCACTAACACTGCAACTGCAGATTATATTGAACCTGGAGACATTCTTGCTCTATCTGGTGTTCAGTATATTGTAAGAGAAGTGACAAGTGCTACTTCTTTAGAGCTTCATAAAGTATATGCTGGATCTACTGGAACTGTAACTGCTGCAAATGCAATTCGCAGAACAGCTCCAAAGGCAGTTGCTCAGTATGTAGTAAAAGGTGGTGACACCAATGTAGGTTCACTAATCTTTGTCGATACTACTGAGGTAGCTTTAAACGAAAACAGAGTCAGAGGTCTCACTTCTCCTGGTTGGTGGGTATACAAGACATATACAGATGCTGCTGGTAAGACCAGACACAAATCAGAGTGTATTGCAGTAGTCAAAGCAACTGCAGGAGTTGCTGGAGATTACTCTGATAATCCAGCTGCAGACGTTGCTTCTGCAGTTACTATCAGTGTTCAGCCAGCCAATTCAACTTCTTCAAGTGGTGCTGGAACATTTACACTTACCACCACAACAACAGGAACTCCTGGAACTCTTATCTATCAGTGGCAGCGTCAAACTGCTTCAGGAACAACCTGGAGAAATGTTACTGCATCTCTAGATTCTGGAGTTACATATTCGGGAATGGCTACAGATACACTTTCATACAGTGGTCTAGCTACTACTGCACTTAATGGTTACAAGTATAGAGTAAAGGTTACATCTGAGGGTGGAACTGAAGAAGTTATTTCCAATGGTTCTGCAACCCTAACCTTTGGAACCTGATAAATAAAACAAAAAATAAATAGTAATATACTGGTATGAGATTTAATGAACTGAATGAAAACAACTATATGATGTTTGCTATTAAAAATTATGATAATCCACAGTCTGTTACTATGGATGATTTCATGGAAGATCTTAATAG